AGTTCTCGATAGCGATCCATGCCCTGAACTGCTTTGACGTAAACGATCCAGAAACGTTGCCCGTCAATGTCGATCGCCATTTCTGGCGTGTAGCCGTCCCGATAACGCACTGTGAATATGGCACTGATTCCGGCCTCCACTTGTCGCCCTCGTGCTCCTTCACCACCTGTCGTTGGCTCGTACTTCGCTGGCTCATCTGACAACCAAGTGCTAAGCGTCACAACTGGTTGGCCGGCTTCGTCCTGTGTCGTGCCTTCCACGCTCACCGTAATTCGGTGCCGCATCGTTCCAAGTCGAAATTTTCGTTCAGGGCGGAAGGTCATGGATAACTCGCCCTCATTTTCTTTGCGACAAGTGCCTCATACGCCCGTCGCTCGCCAGATGCCGCAATCATGTCGCGGTCTTCAAATCGATTGGCCAAACTCAATTTGATTGCCATGCGGTCAAGCTCCGGACACGCGCGGGAGTCGCTGCCATATCCGGCCGTGTAGGTGATTTTGACGGCTTCGCTTCTGTCCTGAACAGATGGCCTGACGAACGTGTCAAGAAACCTTACTTCGTCTCCGTCCAAGTAATAGTTTGACGATGCGACTGTTTGCGTTGCACCTGCCGTGTCCACGTAGGTGACTGAAGAAATGGCGATTGCCGGTCTGACCGAAAGAACAACCGTTGACAGAAACTTCGGTAGTCGATGCTCCAGCGTTCGCGTGATCAATGCGATTGAGGTGTCTCGTTCCCATTCCTCGCGAGCAGCCGCAATCAGCGAAGCCACCTCCGTGTCGTGACTAACGTCGCTTGCCCCGATGCTGAGTTGAGCCTTGGCCTCTGCGATCGTCACTGGCTCGCTCGTTGGTGGTGTTACTACTCTGACAGTGCTCCGAATCTCCTGATCCTTCACTCTGGTCGTTTGGCTCGGATAGTAATCGAGCCACTCTGTTCCGTTGCAAAACATCGAAGACACCTCCGCCAATCACTTCCATCGGGAAACGAGCCCCAACGCGATAGCCTCGCCAGTCCTGAATTAATTCGACCTGCATGATTCGATCCATTCGTTCGGGTATGCGTGAACCGCCTCGTATGTTTGTGGCTCGACCATGACAACCATTTCTTCCAAGTGTCCTATTCGCGTCTGTGGGTCAAGGTAGACGGTGTTTCCAGCTTTCTCCCACTGCTTCCAAAACCAGATATCGTCATCGATTCGCAGGTCGCCCCACTCTCCGTTTTCGTCCGGCTGTGACCAAAACCACGGCTTCGGGACGTTCTTGAGCTTACGCAGGTCAATCACTGTCAGGCCGAAATGTGCTGTTGATACCTGCAGAGGTTCGCCTGTGACTTCTACTGACGACTTGCCCTTGATACTGGCCAACATGGTTTTGTTGCCCCGCCGAATTTGCATCGATGCTAGTGCGTCAATGTGCGGATTTGACTCCAGCGTTTCGAGCAAACGCATAATGTCAGAATCCGTAAACAGCGAATCACCATCACAGATCACGGCAATATCACATTCCTTTTCAACGGCTTGCTGCAACATCCTTTGCATACACTGCCCATAGAACACGCCTTGCGAGTCCTGCAACGGTATTTTTGCCGCTACAAACGCGGCATCAATGTAATCTCGGCAAAGGCCGTTGATATAACGCGGCGATGTCATCATGCCGCACACTTTTACAGATTTTGAGGTCACTCGTTTGCTCCGGGTGTTTAGGGGTGATTAGCCAATTGCAACAAAATCAGCCTGTCCGGTCGTTCCGGATGGGCTCACGTCCAAAACAACATCAGCTACAGCACTGAGCGAAACCACACTGTTGGTTGTGTGTGTGCCCGGCGTTGCAAACAACCGGATATACCGCTTGCGTGTTCCATCGTTGTTAACGTGGAATTTTGCAACGCGACCTGCTGAAGTGGACAACGTGACAGACAACTGCATCGTGCTGGTGCTGATGTCCGTGAAATCGGTCGTGGTTGTTGTGTCTGATTCTTGAATCTTGACCACAACAGGAGCGGCATTTGTGTTGGCTGCCACTGAGGTTGTCAAAATGATCGTAGCAAAGTCCGCGTGTTTCATGTCTACGATTGTTCCAGCCACTGTTGCTGTCGCGGCAGCCGTCTGGCTTGACAATGCGATGACTGCACTTGTCGTCATGTTCGGTTTCATTTTTACACCTTATGCAAAATTGATTTGTGTGATTTCTGAAAGACCGGAACGCCAGCGAGCCAGCGTTCCGGCCGGGTCCACCCGGAGCGACGAGTGGCTCAATTATTAGCCCATTTGCAGAGCTACGATTGGACCGGCAACAGATGCCGTTCCGCGTTCATGCACGTTGATGTCAAAGCGTTCCGTTACTCGCAACGCCAAAGCGTCTTGGGCAAAGTAAACGGACTCATCAGCTCGCAGCGTGACCCCGCGACGAGTGCCCATCGTGGCAGCCATACTCAGGTCGCCAAAATAGGCAACCTTGACGGTCGTAGCTGCAGTTGATGGCATTGCGTTGATCAATCGGACTGGATAGCCCATGAACTGCAACTGAGAGCCGCCGGCAAGATCACTCACAGAGTTGCCGCCTGCCGCAAACTGCAGCCGGCCTGCTGTGGTGTGGTAAATGCTGTTGTGCATGTACCAAGCTGGCTGAATGCCCGGGAATCGCGGCAGCTTGGCGACGCACGCTTCAAAATGCGTGATGGTCAGAGTTGCGGCTGTGGTGATGCCTGTAGCAGTAGCAATCGAGCCAGCCGCAAGAGCACCATCCAACCCAACAATGCCACCATAGGTGCTGGTGCCATCGCCAAGGAAGCCGCACTGGTCCTCTTTGACCGCAAGAGCATAAGCAAACTCGCGAGCGTAGAAGTCAGCCACAGCGATAATTGCGTCTTCGTTCAATTCGCTGGAAAACTGAGTCATCGCTGCCAGTTTTTTCGCTTCCAACCGAACCTGATCCATTGCCGCATCGGATGCTGTGATTGTGTCATTCTGGCCGACAAAATAGGTTGTGAACCCACTCACGCGGCGAGGAATCAACGACACATCAGACGACATTGGCCAGTTTCGAGCGTACTGGCGAAACTGCCCGTACTCTTCCTTCAGGTCAACCATTGCATTTTCAAGCACCTCCGGAACGAGATAACCGCCTTTGCCGTTATCGTCGCTGGAGCCAGCCATCTGAATGCCATGATCTTTGAGCCACATTTTTGACGGCTCGTGCTTGTTAATTGCCGCCATCAAAAAGCGGCCTGCAGTATAGGCGTTTGCCTCTGCATCCGGCCCTTTGAAATGCTTTACGCTGCCATGACGCTTGGCAGTTGCTGGCACCTTAACGCGAGGCAACTCAGATGACTCTGGCCCCTTGCTTGACTGACCGGTCACTGGGATGCTGCCGATAGAGCGAACACGGGCTGCTGAGTTTGCTTCGACGCGAGCAGCTCTTTTTTCGTCGGCGTACAGTTTCTGCAAAACGCCGGGCTTGTCGTCCGTGCCCTGAATGCGATCGACTTCTGCCGCTTCTTCTGGCGTAAAGTCGCGACTCTCGTCTTTTGCAAGAGCAACGATGGCATCTACTTTTGCTAGTTCTTCGTCGATCTGTTCCCGAATTACCTTGAGACTCCAAATCATTTTTACAGTTCCTTGAATCGGTGTGATGCCGACTCAGGCCATAAAAAAAGCGGCGCAAAAAGTCGGCGAAATGTTTTCGCTTTGACTTTTCCGGCCGCTAACGAGTTGCTCAGAAAGATTGTGTTCGGTGCGGGATTTCTCCCCGCGTGAGTGCATCTAAGCAGATGTGCTCTTAGTTGTCAATTATTTTTTTACTAACGGCTGAACATCGCCTTGATCTGCTGCAATCGGATTTCGCGCGATGCAATCGTTGCTGGCGTCCGACTTCCTGCCGTTGGCTCGTTGGTCTTTTCGCCTTCCGGCTTGCTGCCATACATCGCCTTTGCAAACTTCGGAGCGTCAACGACAATATCTCCGACCTCTGTCGCAAACCCGGCCGCAACTGCTTCCTGTGCCGTGTACCATGTTTCTGAATCTAGAATCGCCATTATCTTCTTGCGGTCCTTTTTTGTCCGGTCCATGTAGGCGTCGAGAATGGAATCTCGGTATTTGTCCAGAACGTCAGCGGTCTTTCGCAACTCAGCGGCGCTACCCATCGCCATTGTCCACGGATTATGAACCATCATCATGGCATTTTTTGCCATAACGACGCGATCTCCAGCCATCGCAATGTAACTGGCAATCGAATACGCCGACGAATCCACAACAACGTCAACGCCGCCCTGATGCCGCTTCAGTGCGTTAAAAATTGCTCGCCCTTCGTCCACGCTTCCGCCGGGGGATGAAATCCGAAGCGTCACTTTGCGGCCTGACATCTTCGCAAGGTCTGGGAGTACTGTGGCCGCATCGATCATTCCCCAAAACGAGGAACCAATTGCATCGTAAAGAAAGATTTCGCCGGTTTCCAAATCAGACTGGTACATGCTTTGTAACCTTTTCGACTAAGGAGTCATGAACGAAAATTGAGTTGACTCGTGTCGTCCCGAGTCGCGTGTAATTGAAATCACAAGCAATCGAATAAATGGTTTCGGCGTTGTCTTGAATCTTGAAGCCTCCATCGATCTCAATGCCTAGCAGCCACGCTGGAACACGCCCTACATCATCCGTATTTGCAGGATGACATTTGTCGAAGTGCTCCACCATCAGCATTCTCGGTTTGTGATACGTCAAAATCTGCTCCATGATGACGCGGTCGATGCTGTCAACGTCAATCACGCACAGCATTAAGTTGTCACCAAGGTGGCAACTCGTGTTTAGGACGAATGCTGCGCGAAGATTCGCTTTTGGAAACTTTTCGTGAAGTTTTTCAAGGGACTCTGAATCTCTTTCAAACAGCACGCAATCAAGCCCGTAATTGTAAAACGGCTCGATCGTCAACGGCAGTCCTTCTCCGTCGCCAGCCCCGACCTCAACGCACTGGCCCGGCTGGTTAATTAGGTTCGCCAACGCAACTAAAATTCCCTGTTCACCGAATTGCCAACCGCCTGACGTTTTTGTCAGCCACTCGAACTCAGGCCGATCGGCCACGAATCCTTCCGTCATACTGTCGCTCCAAGTATGTAATCTGCCAAATCCTCAACCCGCTCGCCCCACGATGCCGTGAGTTCCCCAACTGCGTCTGGGAGTGCCTTTGCTGCCGTCTTGCTCATGACTTCAATCAAGGCATCCTGTGAGATTCGGCAGTGCTCAGCGGCCGCGTATGGCGTTCCTCCGAGTTGTTCGCAAACATCTCCCAGCGTGTGTTGCCATTTTGCGTAAAACTTTTCAACCGACTGAATCGGCGTTTTTGTTTTGACCGCTGCTGCCACTCGCTGCTGCTCAATAGCCAGCAAAGGACGTAGCCGAGAGACTACGGCCATTCGTTGCACTGCTTCTGTTTCTGGATCGTCCTCCGGCTCAGGATCTTCTGGAACGTCCGGCGAATCCTCTTCCATTGGTGCCGTCACTGTGATTGCTGGATTCTGATATTCATCCCCGCCGTCATAGGGATTCATGTCCAGTTTTTCGCGTGCCTCATTCGGGCTGATCACCGTTGCCGCAATTAGCTTCGTCAGGTATTCGGCCTGTTTCAGCGGGTCCATTCTCATAAGTGCGTTTGTGTTGAACTTGAAATAGTGCGTTTCGCTCGTCAACTGGCGTTCCGTCAGCAGTGATCGATTGCACGCAGCTTCAATGTGGACCAACCATCGGTTGAGGCAGTTCGTCAGGTATGCCAAATGCTTTTCTGCGAGACTGTTGTAAGACACGCTTGAATCGTCGCCAAGAATCTCTTCCAAGCAGAACCACATCGCAGCCTCTTGCCGCTGAAATAGCCGTTGC